GACTTACTGGGAGATCAGGGAAGACCATGAGGTCGGGAGGGGCTGGTGCAGGTTAAAGGGAAAGAGGACATACGAGAACGAATGCTGCATGGAGTGGGAGGACAGATGGGGCCGAGGGCTCAGGACGCGGTCCTGGGAAGACGAATGGATAGGGATTCCAGTGAAGCTATTTCTAGGGAAGCCGAAAGAAGACCAAGAAGTCAGCGAATGATCGAGGAGTTTATCAAGATGGTTGAGGAGTTTGCTAAATGGCGCGAGCTGAAAGTGGGGCTATCGTGAGCGAGAGACAGCAGGTTGAGGTTGATTGCGTCATCTGCGGGAACTGTCTGGAAGTCTTGCAAAGCTTCCCTGACAACTCCATCGACGCAGTCGTGACCGATCCGCCTTATGGCCTCAACGAAATCAAGGATTTGCCCGGCCTGCTCCGTGCTTGGCTAGAAGGGGAAGACGGTTCTAAGTGGCAAACTAAGGCTTTATGGGGAAGGGGTGGGATAAAGTACCGCCGCCCTCGGTGTGGCGTGAGGTCTTGCGGGTGATGAAGCCCGGCGCTTACATCCTGTGCTTCGCCGGTTGCCGCACTGTGGACCTAATGGGGATATCACTGCGGCTGGCTGGGTTTGAGGACAACAACTTGCTAGCGTGGCTTCGGTGACAGGGCTTCCCGAAGGCGGTGGACGTTGGGAAAATGATTAACAAGGCGGAAAATCATAACCTGCTCGATGTGAAAAGGTGGGATGGATGGAAGTATGGTAAGCAAGCCCTCAAGCCTGCCATGGAGCCGATCTTGTTAATGCAGAGACCGTTTGAGAGGGGTCTGTCAGGGTATGAAAATGTGCTAAAGTGGAGGACCGGCGCACTCAACGTGGAGGGATGTCGAATACCGACACGGCCGCGTCCTACTGGCACAAAGAATCCACACGCTCCTAGCGGCGTCAATGCGGTCTATGGTTATGATGGGCGTACTGGAAATTGTGGAGGCAAGTGGGGAAGCGGTAAAAAGAGCACTATGGGCGGAATTTTTGGCAATGGCAAGCCAGTGCTGGATGATTTAGACAGGTATATTGGTGACACCGGCGGAGCCTCTCGCTTTTTCTATGTAGCCAAAGCCTCCACAAAGGAGCGTAACGCTGGTCTGGACGAGCGCAACTTGCATCCGACGGTGAAGCCTATCGAGCTCATGCGCTACTTAGTCCGCCTCATTACGCCGCCTAACGGTGTCGTGCTCGATCCGTTCTGTGGCACCGGAACTACGTGCATCGCGGCCATGCTGGAGGGCTTTCATTATATCGGCATCGACTTCGAGCCTGAGTATTGCGAGTGGGCGGAAAAGCGGATTGTGTGGTATCGGGCGCACCCGTCAAAGGCAAGGGTCAGACTGGTGCGAGAAAGAGTAGGGAGATTTCCCTTTTCGAGGCAGAAAGAGAAAGGAACGGAGCCAGATGCTAGTGAGGGTCCACACCGCTTACGGGACATTCTGGAAGCAGACCGAGCTCGCGGAACTAATCCGCGAAGTGGATTCCTATCGAGGCAAGCCGGATCCCGAGATAGTGAGGAAGCTGGCGGAGAAGTACGGCGACACCGAGGAGTACGTATGGAGCCTGTTCCGGACCCGGCGCTACAGAAAAGGACGGAAGTGGAGAAAACTACGGAGAGAAGGGACGGCGCGGTTCCAGAGCGACAAGAACGCGTGGCTCAAGGAAGAGATCGAATTCTTGCGAGCCAACTGGCAGCACATGACCGATAAAGAGCTGGCCCGGGCGATAAGCGGGTTGCCCTGTAACCGAGCGCGCGGGAAAGTGAGGAACCGCAACGCGGTGGCTAAGAAGCGATCCGATCTGGGATTGAGGAAGAGGGTGCCATGATGGGCTGGGGGTTCGAGCGATCGCTTCCGGATGTTAGGAGAAAGGAGGACAAACAATGAAAGCTTATGCGGATATAGGACGGCCTTTAGTGATCGAGCTTGAAGATGCTTCAGATCGAGTTGAAGCCGTGCCAAATCAAGAGGGCGTATGCGCAGTCTGTGGGCGAAAGATACAGTTCGGTTTTTCAGTCACAGACCGGTTTTGGAAGCAGGTGATGGGCGACAAATCGCCGGACTTGCGGCTGGACATGATCTGCATATCGTGTTTTGATAGGTTCTGTCGTGAAAAGGGTATCCTTGATTGGGGCGAACATCTGCGAGCTGTCTACTATGTTGCACCCACATTTACGGTTCAGTTAAAACCGACGTTTTTGGTTCTCAAATCGAAGGGAAATGAGGAGTCTCATGCCTCGCAGCGGGATGGAAGTTGAGAGGAGGGGACAGTGATGGAGTCTGAGGCGATCCTGCAGCGGCTTGAGGAGATCAAGGATTACGTGAAGGCAGCAAGGGGACAAGTATGGATACTAACTGAGTGGCATGGAAGGCCGACGTTGATAGAACTAACTTCCGGGGCGGAGGTGCGTGTTGAACTCGGGAAACGTTTCGATGACCCCTGGACCAGAACTTGGACTGCAGTTCTCCGTTATATATATCCTGGCCGTGATGCCCAAACAATAGCAGGATTTGACACCGTGGGAAAAGCTAAGAGAGCCCTATTGGCTCTCGCTGATGAGATAGGGGCCTTTAAGATAGAGGAGGAAAAATGAGGTTTTACTGTCCGGCCTGTGGTGAGTGGACACGGTTTCCTGAAGAGTTTAGCTTGATGCCAATACCACACCGTGGAGAGCTTCAGTACAAGTGCCCACATTGTGAAACGGAATGGATGATAGAGATCAGATTTTATGAGGCTCCAACGCTGGAGGAGGCGGAAGAGTGAACTTTATGCTGTGGAAACGAGAGGACTGGGAAAGGCATCCGGAAGACCTCCGTCCCAAGGCGGAGGATGTAATCCGTGACCTGTGCAACTGGCTGATCTGCGCCTTGTATGAACCTGATGCAGTGCTGATCTTTCGAGTGGACAAAAATCGGCTGAAACAGTTCCCGGGCCTGGAGGACTCGGCTGTTAACTGGGGCGATCTAAAGTGCACGCACGTTGAGCAGCGAGGGGCTGTATACGTGGCCTATGTTGAAGAGGCGTCAGCGGACGCGGATGCCTTGCGAGCGTATCTTGAGACATGGCTGCAAGAGTGGGGCTGGCCGGTGGCGGTCAGGACTGAATGGTGAGTTAGGATGAGTGCGACGGCGCTTGACCACCCCGTGCTTGACCTCATGGATCCAGCTTCTTGGATTCAGCGAGTCACTGGCGCTAAACCTTGGTCTCGTCAAGAGGAGATCCTGAAAGAGCTGTTTCGTTCCCGTCGTCTCGTAGTGAGATCCGCTAACGCCGTGGGCAAGTCTTGGACTGCGGCCCAAGCGGTCGTTTTGTTCGCTACCCACTTCCGGCCCGCAGTCGTGGTCACTACCGCGCCCACGTTCCGGCAAGTGCGAGACATCATCTGGCGAGAGATTCGGAAGACTTGGCGGGCTGCACTTAACCGGGGCTACAGACTAGGGGAGGAGCCGCTCCAGACCACGTGGCGGCCCGATCCCAACGTGCTCGTAACCGGGATTGCGGTACCCGACTGGGCGACCGCGAACTTGCAGGGTCTGCACGCCGAGCATGTCCTAGTAGTGGTTGATGAGGCTCAGGGGCTTTCGTGGGACGTGTGGACGGCCCTGCAGACCCTTCTCCGAGGGCAGTTCTCCTACCTCCTCATGATCGGGAACCCGACAGTTCCGGAAGGGCCTTTCTACGAAGCGTTCCGAGATCCGCGCTTTGCCAAGATGAGCATCTCCGCTTTGGAGTGCCCCAATGTGGTAGAGGGAAAGATAGCGGTCCCTGGCCTTGTAACTAAGGAAGATGTGGATGAGATCAGACAAAGGTACGGGGAAGATGCCTGGGAGTGGAAGGTGTGGGTCTTGGGTGAATTCGCAGAACGAAGTGAAGAAGTCTTAGTCGCGCTGTCATGGGTGGAAAAGGCAGGAATAAAGAATGTATGCGGAGCAGGGAGAGTGGAAGTGGGTGCGGACATAGCCCGCTATGGTGGTGATCACACGGTGTTTGTGGCGCGCAAGGGAGGTTGCGCTTTCACGCTGAGGGAGTGCCCGCCGGGAACCACGATGGAGACTGCCGGCCGGTTGATCACCTTCGCGCGCGAGGTCGACGCCGAGTTGATCAAGGTGGACGTTACCGGAGTCGGAGCGGGAGTTGTGGATCGTCTGAAGGAGCAAGGTTACCCAGTAGTTGGAGTGGAGTTTGGGGGCAGGGCGATTGAAAAGGATCGGTTCGAGAACAAGTCGGCTGAGATGTGGTGGAACCTGGCCGAGATGCTGCAGAAGGGCGAGGCTTGGGGTCCGGTGTTCAAGGACCGGAACGTTGTGCGGGATCTGACTGGGCGAAAGTACAGTTACACGTCTGCGGGAAGGATCAAGTTGGAGTCTAAGGAGCAAATGCGGAAGCGAGGCGTTCCTTCCCCGGACTGGGGCGATGCTGTGGCATTGGCGTATGCGGCTGTGGATGTTCAGAGGCGAGACGTGCCTTTGCCGGTGAGTATAGCGCGTGAATCGCCATGGCGGAGGAAATGAAGACTCGATTTCTGGTGAGGAGGGGGAATTACGAGATCGTAGATCGAGCCCACGTCGATCCGATCCTTGAGCACCTGGAAGGAGGCGAAATCGCTCACGAACCTTCTTCTGCTGCCTTGGACGTATCGCTATCATGGGAAGTCTTCCCAAAAGCTGACGTTTTCTTATCGCACGGCTTAGCGGACAAAAACTGGCGGAATGCGGACAAGATGTCAGGCTACAGACATGTCCTGGTCTCGGGCCCGGCGTGGAAAGAAAAGCTAGTGGGCCAGGGCATGTCGCCAGACGCGATCTCAGTAGTGGGATATCCTCTCCTAGATCCAGTCTGGGATCTCGAAAGGCCGCGCGAGCTCCTTGTCTGGGCTCCGACCCATAAAGCGACTTCTGGCGTTACCACGGAAGGTAGGCTTTCAGAAGTACTGCTGGATCGGTTAAGAAAAGACTTTCCTTTGGAAACAGTTTTCCACCCCGTTGGTTCTAAGCGGCTGTCCAGAGACGTCCTGCCTCGGGCAGCTGTTGTGATAGCAGATGCTGGCTCGACTCTTTATGAGGCTTGGGCCTTCGGCATCCCGGTGGTCTTCCCGGACTGGCTCGTCAAGGATGCCATCCTGAAAAAGTGGCCTGGCTCATTTGAAGCTTTGATCTATGAGCACGGCTTGGGATGGCACGCTAACTCAGAGGAGGAGCTAGTGGATCTAGTTAGGATGGCTTGGGAGACAGGCGAGCTGGGGACTGGCGTGGAGGAGTTCATGGAGGGTATACTTCCATCGGAGTTCCGGGGACGCTCGGGCGAAGTCGCGGCCGAGGAATTGATGAGGTTGCGAGATCTGAAGGCGGAGAAAGAAGGATGAAAGTCCTGGTGATCGGGTGCGGAGGAATCGGAAGCGCGATAGCGAAGGAACTCGCGAGCCGAGAGGACAAGGTCGTGGCGACCTACAACACGAACGTGTCCCAGGCGATCGAACTGGAAGAGTTTCATGGCGTGAAAACCTTCCGGTGCGATTTCAGCGATCCTGTCCAAACGGACATCCTCCTTGCTTCGTTTGAGGATCCGCTGGAACCGTTCGAGGCGGCTATCTGGACGGCTGGGGTAGTTTATCCCGGCAGACTTGAGGAGGTGAGTAGAGAGCAAGCGCTCAGGACTTTCTCGGTCAACTTCTGGGGACCATACCTTTTGCTCAGGCACGCTCGGAAAATTCTTCCCCAAGGCGGGAAGGTCGTCTTGTTCTCGTCTTCTACGAGCCTGAGAGCCTCGCCAGGACTTGCCGCTTACGCGGCTTCGAAGGCCGCTCTAAACTCTCTTGTGCTGTCTGCTGCCGAGGAGCTAAGCGAATATGGAATTCGGATCTACAATCTGTGTCCAGGACGTGTAGCCACGCCTTTAAGACGAAAGATAGCGCCCGGGGAGGATCAGTCCAAGATAATGCAACCCGAGCAGGTTGCGAAGGTGGTAGCCTTTATCTTGTCGGAGGCCGGGAACGCTTTGTCTATGTTCCCGGTCAGGGTACACATGGGGCCTTACGTGTGAGGAGGACTGATGATCATTCGGAAATGCGATAGATGCAAGGTCGAGATCCCCGAAGGCGGTGAACATTATTGGATCCAGGTCTCCAGCTACAACCGCTTAAAGAAGAACAACCCCTCGGGGCCCGATGGCTACGTCAGTATCGAACTTTGTCCAAAATGCTATCGCGACTTTGTGACGTTGCTCTTGGAAGGACTGGGTTTTCGTCTGAGTTTGAGTGCTGAACCGAGGCATCTTTAGGAAGGACCTCAGGAAGGGAGGAGCCATGAAAGACCTGAAAACGGCATGGGAGCGAATGCAGGCGAGGTTTTCTGCTTATGCTAAGGCGAGGGAGGAATTTGGCAAGGAACTGGAGGCGTGTCTACAAACGGTCGCGAAGGACATAGAACTTTTGCCTCACTGGGAAGAAGTATGGCACGAGCCTCTGTTCTTTAGGCGTGAATTGCCGGAAGGTCGCCATCCTTTGGGAGAAATCATCAACGCGATATTCGGAAATTACATCGTGGAAGGCGGCGAAGCGCGGCTTACCGATGAAGAGAAGGGGAAGCTGGAGGAGCTTCTCGCGAAGCTCGGGTTCAGGAGGAAGCATGATTGATTACTTGGTGTTCTATCCTTTGGAGTTCATAAGCCGTGTCGTGACCAGCTGGTACTGGCGAAGGCTAGCGCGGATGCGAGCCAATTCGCTTGCCTGTTTTGACAGGAGTGTTAGGATAGGGAGGAGGGATCATGACGGACGAGAGGATATGGCCGTTTGGCGAAGGGTCTGAATTTGAGGAGAACTTAGGCAAGTTCGCTCGCTTGCTTCGCTGTCTATTCGACGCTTTGAAGGATGCAGGCTTTACCGAGTCGCAAGCGTTCGAGCTAATAAAAGATTTCCTGAGGAGTTCGCTGGCAGCGGCGAAGGGTGTGTGATGGCAGAGAAAAAGGAGCCGGATTTCAAGAGCCTGGGAGTACCAGGTCTCTCGATCTGGTCTGGCATCTTGCGCGAGGAATGGCTTTCTGAACTCCAAGGAAAGAAGGGCCGGAAAGTCTGGCGCGAGATGCGGGACAACGACTCGACTGTCGGCTCCATTCTCTTTGCCATCTCTCATATCCTCAGGGGCGCCCAATGGTCCGTCGAACCGGGCGGAGACTCGAGGGCAGACAGGGAGGCTGCCGATTTCCTTGAGCAGTGCATGTACGACATGGAGACGCCTTGGACTGAATTCATCTCCGAGGTCCAGAGCTTTCTTGTCTATGGTTTCGCGGTATTCGAGATCTTGTGGAAGGTTCGGGAAGGACCGGATGCTCCTCCGTCGGGTCGTTCTAAGTACAGTGACAAACGAATAGGATGGCGGGACTTTTCAATCCGGGCTCAGGAAACGATCGACAGGTGGGACATGGACTCCTCCGGGCACCTCAAGGGGCTATGGCAGGTAGCTCCCCCTGATTACAAGCAGCGGTATATTCCAGCAGATAAGTTCCTTTTGTTTAGAACTGAGGCACATAAAGGAAATCCTGAGGGCCGCAGTATACTTCGAAATTGCTACTTGTCATGGTATTTTAAGAAAAATTTGCAGATTCTGGAAGGAATAGGAGCGGAGAGGGATCTTGCTGGGCTGCCAGTCTTATACGTGCCATACGATTACTTGACCGATCCCGACAAAGAGAAGGACAGGGCATGGTTGCAAAGTCTTGTCGAAAACATCCGTCAAGACGAGGAAGCTGGCCTACTTCTTCCGATGGACCCGTACGCCGAAGGTGGACCTCGGGAGCTCATGCGGCTAGAGCTTGTTTCATCTGCAGGGAGTAAGCAGTTTGAAACTTCGGAAATTATCCAGCGATACGATCATGCCATAGCGCAGACGGTCTTGGCAGATTTCGTTTTGCTGGGCTTGGAGAGCAAGGGCTCCTACGCTTTGGCCCGGGAGAAACGGACTGTATTCGAGACTGCGCTCATAGCTTGGCTGGACTCCATCGCGGACACGATCAACGCCAAGGCGGTCCGTCAGTTGTTTGAGTTTAATGACTTTGGCATCGACAATCCGCCCAAGCTGGTGGCCCGGCTTCCGCGCGTGCCCGATCTTGACGAGGTGACCAAGCTGATCGACGCCTTGAGCAGGGCGGGCGCGGAGCTCTTTCCG